CCGGTCTTGATCAGAATCGGCGAGCAACCGCTGCCGCCGTTGAATGTGCAGTCGTCGTTCGACGGGTCATGACCACTGCCGGGGGGGCTGTAGGTCTCGCACTGTCCGCCCCACAGAGAGCAATCGGCAGCAAATGCCCCTTCACTGCCAGAGCATTGAGCGTAGCCGACGGTCTGGTGGTCGTTCGGCGTCTGCACACAAGTCGCCAAAATGTACGGCTCACCAAGGTCACTCGCTGAGCGCTGACAGACATAGCATGTTTGGGCGACGACTGGGTACGTCGCTATCACCGCCAGAAGAAGCGCGTAAAACATCAACTTCATAATCATCTCCTTTCGCGCGCATTATACAGTCTGTGTTCCGGCCGTCAACGACTTCGAGTAGTACAGCGCTCAGCGAGTGACCTTGGTGAGCCGTACATTTTGGCGACTTGTCGCGATGTGGCGGGCGCCCACCGTCCCGACGTTCACCTGCACCGTCATTTCCACGATCCTCCTGCGAATCGGTTCAGCCGTGTTCGGATCGTAAAACCGCGCGCAGATTTCATCCGGCGAATAGTTGCTCGCCATCCAGAGCGGCCGATTCACTCCATCAACATGTTGACGATACCGACCATCGAGCACCTGGTAGATGATTCCAGCCGCATGATCCGAAGCCTTCTCCTTCCCGAGGTCATCGAGCACGAGCGCCTGCGCGTCAATGAGTCGCGTCACGATGTCGGCCCGCGTGAGTTCCGCGCCTTGCCGGTAGGTCGCCTGAATATCGGTTATGAGATCGAGGCAGTTGACGTAAACGCCGGATCGCGGGTTGTCGATCGTACTCGAGCGAATCCATGCCGCCAGCGCCGAGCAAACAAGCGTGCTCTTGTCCTCGCCGGCGAAGCCGTAGACGTAGACGCCCGGAGCGTCGCCCGCGAGCGAGTCGCGAATGGCGTTCGCCGCAGAGGCGTACCGCTCGCGCACGGACGACGCGTCACGGTTGCCCATCCGGTACGCCGCCGGCAGTCCGCTACGGCGCAAAAGTCCCTCGATCATTCCGTCGAGGCGTCGTCCTTCGACGGCCTGACGCTCGGATTCAACTCGTGCCTCGCAACCCTCGTCGAGAAATTTACGATTCTCCGGCAGGGGGTTTCGGCACCGGCGGCACAGCCGCGGGCGTTGTTCGCCGTTTATTGCTGACGACGACGGTTGACCAGTCGACGGGCTTCTTCCATCGCTCGCGCATTTCGTCGGTGACGACTTGCTCTCCGGCGTAGTGCCGAGGTTCTGGCGCTTTCGCGCTTCCTCCAGTCTCGCCCGATCCGCCGCCTTCTGTTCGTCCGTGTACTCGTTCGCCTCCATTGCCGTTCGTCTCCTCGGTGAAAGTCACCCAATCGCGCCAGTTGCCGAACCACGTCGAGCCGTTCTGTGGATGCTTCCACGTGTTCGCGGCGAGGTGGAGTTTGTATCGTCGCAGCGCCTCGACGATGTCGGCGCGGTCCTGCTCAGTCTTGACGCTTTTGGCGAACGCCTTCAGTGCCCGGGCCTTGCCTGTCGCTGATGGGTATTCGGTCCAGAGCTTCGCGAAAAACTCGGATTTTTCGGGTTGTGTTTTCTCATCCGCAGCCGCATCCCATCCCAAACCATACTCATACGTACCGTTACATGAGCGTTTCACATCGTTACCAAGCGTTACATCTGACGCAGACGGCTCAGGTTGAGCACCCTTCTTTTGACGAAAGGCAGCGACCCGGGCACGTGTCTGCTCGCGTTGCTGCTCGGCGCGGATCAAGGCGGCGTAGTCGTCGTAATTGACCAACCGCCAGCCCCGCGATGAGTCGTCTCGAATAGGAACGAGGCGTCGTCCTTCTTCTTTGTCTGATCGCGACTCGGGATCGGGCGCGCAGAGGATGGAAAGTCCCTCGTTTGTTTGACTTACGGATAGGCCAGCTCGGGCAGCAAGTCGCTCGATTGGCATATCGACGATACCTGTTCGCGATTTGTCAGCGATGAGGAGCATCGTGATCCAGAGCCACCTCGCCGAGGCCGGAACAGACTGGACGTTCAGGGACGAATCGAGGATCGATTCAAAGACCCGCGTGTACATAAGTAAGTAGCCTGCGCACGAGATTTACAGACGTTACTGTAACGCATCTGCTCACCGCGCGCAACGCTCATTGCATGTCCATCGGGCGTTCACGGCATACTCATCGCCACGTCACCCCGTCCCGGATCTGGCAGATTGTCTGTCTGCTCACGCCGTACGCACGCGCGATTGTGGCCGGCGCCACGCCACGCTTCAGAGCTTGCCGGATGGTTCGCACCTTCGCCGCGGTGAGCTTCGCGCTGTGGTGCCCTGCGCCGCGCTTGCGGGCGTCTCCGGCGGTGACGAGAGAGGCGAGGGTTGGCGCCTTCATCCGAGCACCACGTCCGCGAGCTCGGCGATCGAGCCGACACCGCGCAGCGTTTTGCGCTTCCCGGCGAGGACGAGTTCAATGCGTTCGTTTTTCGCCTGTAGGAGCTGGTCAATTGCTTCGTCGGCGCCGTTCGCTTGCAGCCACACCGCAAGCACGCTGCCGTGTTGTCCGATGCGGTGCAGCCGGTCCTCAGCCTGGATCGCGTCACCCGGCGTCCATGGCCGGTCAACGAGAATGACGGTCTGCGCCGCAGTGAGCGTGATGCCGACGTTCCCGGCGCCGAGCGTGCAGACGATCGCCTTCGATGTGCCGGACTGAAACGCGTCAATTGCGGCCTGCCGTTGTGCGGAATCTTCGGCGCCTGTGATGCGACCGGCGCCGAGCGCATCCGCGATCTGTGCGGCCGAGTCGGTGAAGCCAGTGAAGAGCACCACTTGTCCGCCCTGCTCGAGGATTTCTTCGGCCATCTCGACGGCGCTTTCGATCTTCGCGATCGAGCCGGCGTGACGAAGATGGTTCATCAATACGAGCGTATCCGCCTCGCCGATTTCGCCGGCGGCTTTGCGGCGGCGATACTCCGATTGCTTCTCATGCAGCACCGTCTCGTACATCGTGCGTGCTGCGTCGCTCAGCTCCGCCTTGCGCGTGACACGGATTTTCTCGGGCAGATCGAGACATTCAGACTTCATCCGCCGGAGCATTCCGTCGCTCACCTTGCGATGCAATTCGTCGAGATGTGCGGCGCCGGTCGCATCCCACTTGCTCCAGCGTGTCGGTCCGGCGTTGCAAAAGCGGCGCTCGTACGCGCTCCGGTCTGCGGCGAGCGGATGGCGCGTCGCGAGCAGGAGTGGAAAGAGATTCACCGGGCGGCCGTTCTTGATCGGCGTGCCGGTGAGAGCGAAGATCGCTGCGGCTTTGTCGGCGAGTGCGAGGAACTTCTTCGTGCGCGCGGCTTTGAGATTCTGCGCGTAATGCGCTTCGTCCGCGATCAGCGTGTACGGCTCATCGATCGGCTCGGGACATTTCGCCCATGAATAAACCTCGATCGTGACCTCGGCCATCTCTGCCTCGCGAAGCCAGTTGATCCGCAAGCCAGCGGGCGCGATGACGATTACGCGATGGCCGAGAGCGCGCGCGGCGATGAGCGCCTGAAAGGATTTGCCGAGCCCCATGTCGTCGGCGAGGATCGCCGCACGACGTTCGACCAACCAACGCGCACCGGAATCCTGATGCGCGAACATCGGTCGGGAGAGCGTCGGAATGATCGCATCAAGCGCGGCGATGTCGGCCGCGAGTCGCGCCGCCGCGCCTTGCGCATCGGCCGCTTCTTTCGCGCGCGCGGCTTCGACATCAGCAAGGATCGCCGGATCAATCGTCGCCTGCGGGAAGGCGGCAATCGCCGCGTCAAGCGCGCTCGCCGGAACGGTCCATGATTTTGTCTCGCCATCAAAGCGGCGACCCGGCAAGCCACGCGCGATCTCGACGAGCGCCGGATCGTACGGAAACGAAATCGCGATGAGCGATCCGCGCCGCGAGATCGTCAGCCCGGCGCGCGGCGGCGCGGTCTGAGCTGGCGCGACGGTTGTCTTCGGCGTTGGAGTTTCGGCGATCAGCGCGTCAGCGGTCGGGAGAATGATGCCGCCGCGTTCGAGTTGCTTCCGGTATTTCGTGCAGACGCGGAGCGCGCTTGCCAAGTTGAGCGGCTGGCCCGCAGCGATTCGATCGGCCGCCTCATGGCCCCACCCGGAATCCCATTTCGAAAATCCCGCGCCGTCATTCGTTCGCGCGCCGTCGCAGCGGCCGGCGAGAAAGAGGATCGCCTGATGGATACATTCTGTGTTTGTCATGCGCGTAACTTATGCGCGCGTAACCAAGTTGTCAAGCTATTTGTTAATCGCTCAGCCGCCGCACAACCGTACACCTCGGCCGACAATCCCGGCACGGGTCCATCAACCTTGCGCGTTGCGCGTCCTCGCCGTTTCGGTGGCGGTCGAAGAGATCGGCCGCGACGTCGAGCGCACAGCGGAGGAGGAAGCCGAAGGCGGTGAAGATGACGGCCGAGGTCATCGTCCATCCAGAAACAGAACCGGCAGCGCGACGACGCCGAGCCATGCGAGCTTTTGCGTGACCACGTCAAGCGGCAGCGAGAGATGCGACGAGAGGGCGAGGAGGGCGCCGATCATTTGGACCGCTTCCTTGCCCGGCGTATGCGCTGCCTCATCGCGATTTCATCGATCTCCTTCGCGATCAGGGTCAAAAGTGGATTACCGGACGCGAACGCGCCATCGTTCCTCGCATTTCGAATCAGCGTGTCGAAGTGGCTGGCGGCGCGGCCAACGCTGCGGTCGTCTAGAAATTTACTCATCGTCCAAGTCCTCTCAGAATTTCGCGCGACGCTTCCGGGTGGCCAAACTTACGCCGGCCGCCACGTCGACTACTCGGTGGCGCGGGCCGTCGTGCCGCATCCTCGATCGACGTAATATCGCCGTCCTCCATGTCGACGATCAGCGACCAAGGTGTGACGCCGTAAGCCTACGCGAGTCGCACGAGCTGCCAGACCTTTAGCGACCGCGTGCGCCGTCCCGACTCCCATGCGCTGATCAGCTTCACGTGCAGGCCGGAGCGTCGGGAGACTTCCGATTGCGTCATGCCGCTTACGCGACGGGCGGAGGCGAGGCGTTCGTGGAGGGTCATCGTTCACCACGCCCGCGCAGGATGGCCTCGGCTTCAATAACATACTCGTTCAGGACAATACTGACGCTCTGTTGTGGCGTGGCCGGCGTGTTCGCTACCTCGCGCACGAAGCGGAGCAATGCGGCATCGCTGGCGCGCACATTCCAGAGGTGCGTGACCTCTCTGCGGTCCGCAGTGTTGTGGTGCGGCCCATGCGCGCCGCAATCCAGGCAACAGGCATACATGATGAAAGTGCGGGCATCGACCTGCTCGTCCTCGATCGTAATAGTAGGGTTGCCGCAAAACGGACACTCACTTAGTTCCGTGGACGACACCTCCGGCGGCGAGTTGCGAAGTACGCTGCGCATCGCGGCGACCCACCTCTCGCGCGTGCCATCCGAAACAATGCCGAGGACTTCGGCGCCTACCAGTCCGAAATCGAATTCCGCAGTGGCCTCCATGGGATCGAATCCGACGCCAGCGCCGACGCGCGATATGCCTGCGCGGATTTCCCATCGAATGGCAGTAACCGGCAAATGCAAATCCTCACCGGTCTCGGCGTCAACGATCTTTGTTCCGGCGCTCGTTCCGTTGGATACAACCTTCAACTTTCGCATACACAGACTGTATCACGTTTTGAACAGCGAAAGCGAGGACTCGGAGCCGGGCGCCTCGTCTTCCGTGAGAGTGCGGATGGTCACCTCGGTGCGTGGGTTGTCGCCGTAAATCTTCACGGCATCCGGCATGCGGGCGATCTGTCCGTCATTCTCGAAAAGGTAGCCCTTTAGCGCGTCTAAAACCAGCTTGATATAGTTGTCGATATCAGGCAACTTATCGCACCAGGTTGGGAGCACCTTCAGCTTCGCGTGGTACGCCGGACGCTCGATCACGAAAACGAGCGCGACCGAAAGTGGGCCAGCGAGCAGCGTGCGCGGCTTGACATTTCGCGCGGCGAGGCGAACGAGCTTCTCAGCCTCAACGGTTTCGGCGGGCGTGTAGGTCGAGACTTTCGGATGGCCGCGCATCATGAAGACGCGGAACTTAGGGCGGCCTTTCGGGACCGGCGGGCCGGGGATGGTGAAGCGGAGTTCGGTCATTCGGTGACCGGGAACAGCTTCCGCTCTTCGCGTATGAGTTGATCCATATGCGTAACAACCTGGGCGAGGCATTTCGATATGTCTTTCTTCACGTTAATGACCTCTTTTAAAAGTTGCCGCAAAATGGGAAGCGAAATGGGGATATGTCGATCACGAGAATTCCTGACCGATATGCCACGGGTCATCGTCATCTTCGACCACGCGCGACGCCACCTTCCCGCTTCGAATCCGCGCCGCCCATCCCCGCGCCCGCGCCGCGTCCTTCCGCTTGTACGGCGCCGTCGGTTTGCCGTTGTAAAGCTCGCCCGTTTCCTCGGCCTTTTGCGCGAAGTAATCGAACGTCTCCGCGAGCATGTCGAGAAACTCGGACGGGCACTCGGACATGCGCAATCCCTTGCAGCTCGGCCCCGGCCAGTCGCGCGGGTTGAGCCTCACCTCTGGATTGCCGTACTTCCCGTCAAGATCCGCATCGCTCGCGACTTCGTGATCGGTCTTCTTCGCTGTGCGTTGACGCGATAGCACGAGGAGTTGCTTCAGCGTCGCGTCGATCGACTTCAGGTAATCGAGCGCCGTCGGTTCACCCATTGCGGATTTCCTCGAGTTCGTCCGGTGTGTACAGGCCGCCGATCAGATCGGGATAGACGAGACGGCAGAGGCGAGACTGCGCGCGAGCAACGAGCATGTCGGTAGGGATCTTGAGCCAGTTGCTTTTCGGTTTGACGAGTTCGGCCACCTGGGCCATCTCGATCGTGTGCGTGAGCGAGACTTCCTTCCGCGCGCCGTGGCGCTTCGTAACGAACGTGGCCGACTTATCATCGAAGCTGACCGGCTCGAAGAACTCCGCGAAGCCGGACTTGAGCACGATCGCGACCATGAGTTGAGCGGAGAGTGCATGCTTCCCTTCGATGATGTGAATCCCGCGCAACGATGCCATCGCCGGCAGGCCGAGCTCGCGCCCGACCATGATTGTAGAGAGGACGCCTTGCGGCGTACCGTATGCCGAGAACAGCCGGCTCTTGAACAGGTCCGTTGCCAGCGCGCGAACCTCGGGCATCGACCGCGGATCAAGCTGCCGCTCCCACGTCGTCTCGACGGTAATCTCGGGTCGGCGAATGAGCGAAGTGGGCGCGGCCGGATCGGGTTCGGCGTGGCCCTGCCAGCACCTGGGATCGGCGCACGGCGGCGCGCCGTGGTTTCCGTCGCACTTGGTCGCGGTCACCGGCCGCTCGGCATCCTGGGCAGTGGGAGGTGCGGTTTCAGGCGCATCGACGATCTCGCCCTCCTCGATCTCCGCGAAGTCGTCGAACTCCTCCGCATCCTTCGGCACGCGAGGCGCCTTCACTTCGTCGAACGGAATCTGCGCGTCCGTCTTCAGCGTGATGAGCGAGCAGACCGTCTCGGCGCGTTTCCTGAAGTCCTGAAGCGAGGTGACAATCGACGGCGTTCCGATGCGCGTGATATCTCGGTCCATCGACGCGAAGAGCACACCGAGCGAGCCGTGTTTCTTCAGCAGCTCAGCCGCGGTCTTCGGGCCGATGCCTTTCGCGCCCTTGACGTTGTCGGACGCGTCGCCGACGAGTGCGAGGAAGTCGCGCATCTGCGAAGGGTTCACGCCGAACTTCGCGAACACGCCATCCGCGTCGACGATCTCGCCTTTCGCCGGGCTCATGGCGCGGACGCGCTGGCCTTCGTCGCCTTCGGACACGAGCTGCAGAAGGTCCTTGTCGGCCGACACGATCAACGCATCCATCTCCGACTCGTTCGCGAGCTTGACGGCCGTGGCGATGATGTCGTCGGCCTCGTAAGTCGGCACGCCCCAGATCGGGAAGCCGTCGGCGCGCAGCGTCTCCTTCGCCAGCGTGATCTGATGTTGCAGCGTCGCGAGCGATTCGGGACGGTTGCCCTTGTAGTCGGGATCGATGTCTTTGCGGAACGAGCGGCCCTCGTCGCAGCAGATCGCTACGTGTTCCTTGCCGGATGCGATGGCGCGGATCTTTGCCACGGTTCGGACGGATGTTGCGTTCGGGTCAGGGTCGTCCTGCGAGGTGTGCCAGATCGGATGAGCGATCGACGAGAGGTCGATCAAGATCACTTCGGGAACGGCGGACTTCTCAGACATTCGCAACCTCCATCGTCGTCTGAAGCATGCGCGCGAGTCTCCCCGCCTGCTCGATCGGCGGGACGATCGATTGCAGCGCGGCCACGATTTCGAGTTTATGCGCGCGTAGGAATTGGTTGAGGTGAATCCCGGTCGCGTCCTTGAACCAGGAGAGACGCGTCGGCGAGGTCAGGACCGGAACGAGGATGTCGCCCTTCGCGTTGACGAGTTGCAGCGCGGGCGAGCCCGGAACTGCATCGGTCATCAGTAGGAGGACGGCGGCCATCGCGACCTCGGATTCGGCGGTGATGGTGTGGGGCTCGGTGAGCCCCACGATGGCGAACGCGGTCACGACGGGTCTTCCTCGATCACGACTTCTTCCTCGGTCCCCTCGTCGCCGCCGACCGCCGCCTCGTCCTCGTCCTCCATCTCGTCGCCCATGATCACCTTCGCCTTTTCGGTGATGTTGAGCTTCACGATCATGGCGCCCGGCCGGTGGTAGACGAGATAGGTTTTGCCGCCTTCGTTTTTGACGTTCGCGCCGCAGTGCTCGTGCATCAACTCCTTCAGCTTCGCATGCTTGTTTTTCTCATCGGCGGCGGCCGTGAGTCGCAGCGTGATCGCCTCGCGATAGCGCCGTGCGGCGTTCTCCAGCTTCGCGATTTTCGGCTGTTCCATCGTGGGCAGCTGATCCTGATCAGGGCTCTTTGTTCGTTTGGCCATTTATGATTTCTCCTTGAACACAGACTGTAACACGTGTCGCCGCGCTCGGGAAATAAAAAAGCCGCCCACGAATGAGCGGCCGAGGATGCGTGCCGAAATGAATTCGAGCACTACGCCGCTTCTGCGGCTGCACCTTTCTCGATCTTGTTGCGACCCGGCGGTGTCACCGCGCGGAACTGTCGAGGCGTCGGACCCTTGCCGAGCGAAGCCGGGATCACCTTGCCCTTCGCGTCGAATTCCGCGCGCCCGAACTCGACGAGATCCTCGTAAAACTTCGGGCTCGAATCGTAGCTCGGCCGGCGAGTGAGCGCGAAGAATGCGCGCATCGACAGCCCGCCGTAACCCCACCGCGCGCCGATCTCCGACTGGCAAAACTCGCGGAACTCGCGACCACCTTTCTTGCCGCGCACGAGCCCGAGATGCCGCACCAGGTTGTCGTACACGCGCCGCGCCCAACGTGTCTCGACGACCTCTTTCGCGACCGCTTTCGAGACGCCCCATTCTTTCGCGGCCAGCGTCACAAGTCTCGCGTGAAAGTCGGCGACCGAATCGCGTCCTCGCTTCACGCCGAGTGTTTTCGCGAGCTGCTCGTATGCCGCCGTGTTGTCCTGTTCGACTTCGCTCATGCGGGACATGTTACACAAAGTGGCGCAGGACGGCAACGAGCGAACGCGGTCACGCCGGCAACCCCCTCCACCCCTGCCGCATCGCACGCGGCAGTCCGCAGGGGCGGAGCGCTACGCGTGTGCCGCCATACAAGTGAACGGGATGTCGAAGCCCGCAGGCCACAGCGATCGACAGTTATGGCACTGGAAGGCGTTAGGTCCGGCAGAGACGATGCGATGTTCGGTCGGCAGATACAGGCGCGGCCCGCCGCGTGGCGGTTGCCATCCGAGAGCGCCGCCGGCCCTGACGTGCTTGAAGCAGTCGGGTCCGACTTTCACGACCTGATCATCGCGGGTATCGGCCATGAATTCGCGGCGCAAGGCTTTATCGCATGCGAAGCACGTTGGCCGTCGTGTAGGGAAGTATCCGCTGCACCTACGTGGATTGCGGCAGCTGGAGCAGGACGGCGCTCGACATAGCCAGTCTCCGGCCGCAGCGCTGTACTCATGCAACGTTTTCGGGTGGCCGCATTCACACGGCAGTCCGGGCGACATCGGCATATTCATCACCTCCACAAGCGCCACCTGTCACATGGCGCCTAGCAGGTCAGGAACGCCTACCGAACCGCCGCCTTCATATTCAACTTCGTCCGGTCGTACATGCCGAGCCGTTCGCAGATGCGCATCATCTGATGTGAGCGATTCCGCTTTTCGAGATAGATCAGCGCGCCCGCGCAATGTGGCGTCGTTTCGGTCGGCGTGAACTCCTCGCCGCCATCCTCGTCTTCGGTGATCTCGCACGCCTTGTGACATCCGAACTCGCCGGCGGCATGCATCTCTAGTTGCTGAATCGTAAAGCCGTGCGCCATC